CTGTTCTCTTTCTCTCTCCCCGGCTCCGCCCCGCCCTCGATCGCGGCCGGTCGTGAGCACGGTCGCGCCGGATGTGTCCACTACTGACCGATATGGGCCCCGAGTGGAAAGGGACTGCTGATGCCAGCCGATGGACCGATCGTGAGCGCGGTGACGGCCGCGCTTGAGGATGCCCCGCTGTTGCCCCGGGACGTGGTGGCGGTGGCGTTGGCGAAGCGGTACGCCGCGCTCCTGGACGACGCGGAGAGGCTGGCCGAGATGGCCGGGCTGATCGAGCCGGAGACGGACACCCAGGCCCGCAAGCTGGCCAGCCTGGAGATCGCGGTCGACGCCCAGTCCATCGCCTCGGATCTCGGCCCGAAGCTGCTGGCGGTCCTGTCGTCGCTGGGGATGACCCCGGCCGGCCGGGGCGTGAAGGGGGGAGGTGCTCAGGGTGGTGCTACTCCAGTCACTTCCAGGCTCGACGAACTCCGTAATCGACGTGAGCGCCGTACTGGGTAGTACGACGCCGAGGCTGTGGACGCCGCCGCTGGTGACCGGCCCGCCCGGTCCATGCGGGTGTGGGTGTGCGCTGACTCCGGAGACGTCGGTCGGCTTCGATCAGGCCGAGTTCGCCCGGGACATGCTCGGGCACCCGTACGACCCGTGGCAGCGGTGGACGGTGATCCACGCCGGGGAGTTGCTGCCCGACGGCCGCGAGCGGTTCCGGTACCGGTTGATCCTGGTCGCTAGACAGAACGGCAAGACCGAAACCCCGGTCGTGCTGGTGCCGTACTGGATGTTCGTCGAGCGGGTGCCGCAGATCCTCGGCACCTCCACGAAGATCAATATGGCCAAGAAGATGTGGCTGAAGTCGCGGAAGCTGATCGAGGCGGCCGGTCTCGAGGAGCTGCTGCCCCGGCGCTGGTACCGGGAGGCGAACGGCGAGATCGAGATGTTCACGCCGGACCGGACGGCGACCGGCGAGCCGTGGGGCTCCAGCTACTCGATCGACGCGAGCAACGAGGAAGGCGGGCGCTCGCTGTCGGTGCACCGGCTCATCCTCGACGAATTGCGCCAGCACCACGACTACACGGCGTGGGGCGCGTCCGTGCGCACCATGGGCGCGATCGAGGGTGCCCAGGCGTGGCTGTTGTCCAACGCCGGCTCGGACCGCAGCGTGGTCCTCAACGACCTCCGCGACTCCGTGGTGGAGGAACGACCCGACGGTACGGAGTTCGTGCCGCACGACCCGGACACGGACATCTTCCTCGCCGAGTGGTCCACGCCGAGAGACGCCGACCCGCTCGACGTGTACGCCCTCGCCCAGGCGAACCCGAACATGAACCGCCGCGGCCAGAAGTCCAAGGATTTGCTTGCCGACGCCCGTCGCGCGGTGAAGACGGGCGGCGCGGCACTGACCGAGTTCAAGACCGAGGTGATGTGCATCCGGGTGCGGATCATGAATCCGGCGATCGACCCGGGCTCCTGGAAGGACTGCCTCGACGTCGGGGACCTGGCCGACGCTCGGTCGCGGTTGGTGGCGTGTATTGACCTGAGCCTCGACGGAACGCACGCGGTGCTGGCGGTCGCCGCGGTGCTGCCGGATGGCCGGGTGCGGGTGGAAGCCGTCCACGAGTGGACCGGGCCGGACGCTGCGGCGCAGTTGGAACGGGATGTTCCCGGCTGGACGGAGCGGCTGAGGCCGCGCAAGTTCGGATGGATCCCGACCGGCCCCGCCGCCGCGGTGGCCTCGAAGATCGCCGACCGGCGGAAGCAGGGTGTGACCGGCTGGCCGCCGCGGGGAGTTGACGTGGCCGAGATCCGCGGTGAGCTGACCGCCGTCTGCATGGGTCTGGTCAAGGAGATCCGCGCCACCACGCTGGCGCACTCGGGCCAGGCGATGGTCAACGCGCAGGTGGACAAGGCGGAGAAGCTGAAGCGCGGCGACGGGTTCGTGTTCACCCGGACCGGCGGAAGCGTGGCCGCTGTCTACGCGATTGCCGGAGCGGTGCACCTGGCCCGCACCCTTCCGAAGCCCAGGAAGATATCCAGGCAGACGCACTCTGCACAGTAAATTCTTCGGTTAACTGCCAGTCCAACAGAAGATTCTTCGGGTATGGGCCGTACACTTCCGCCATGGGATGGATCGCCGCCGCCGCGCAGATGGCGCGCGAGCTGCTGTCGCTGCCCCGCCCGATGACACTCGAACTCCCACCCGTCGCCGTGTTCGACTCCGCGCCCCGCCCGATCGACCAGGTCTTCGCGGAGATGAACGCCGCTGCGCCCGGCCGGGTCGGCCGCGCCGAGGCGCTGTCCGTGGCCGCCGTGCAGCGGGGCCGTAACGGACTCTGCTCGATCGCGACGCTCCCGCTACGGCAGTACCGCGACCTGGACATCGTGCGCAGCCCCTTCCTGGAGCAGATCGACCCCGACGTGGCCAACGTGGTCACCTTGGCCCAGACGATCGAGGACTTGGCGTTCGAGGCAATCTCGTGGTGGATGATCACCGCGCAGGACTTCGCCGGCTACCCGCTGGCCGCCCGGCACCTCGACGTGGCCACGGTCAGCCTGGACCCGCCGAAGGGCCAGCCGAACCCGTTCCCGTCGGGTGTCGACGGCCGGGGCGTGAAGATCGTGTGGGTCGCCGGGGTGGGAACACCGGCCGACAAACTGATCCGCTTCGACTCCCCGAACCCGGGGCTGCTGTCGGCGAACGCGCGGGCGATCCGCCGGGCGCTGCTGCTCGACAAGCTCGCGTCCACGTACGCGGACAACCCGGCGCCGAAGGACTACTTCACCGACTCCGACGACCCGTCGGTGGATCCGATGGACGACGACGAGATCCCCGGGTTCCTGGCCGAGTGGCAGGCGAGGCGGAAGCGGCGCAGCACGGCGTGGATCCCGGGCAACGTCAAGCGGGTCGACGTCAACTCGCCGTCACCGGCCGAGATCCAGCTCGTCGAGCTGCAACGCCAGGTGACGTTGGAGATCGCGAACGGCCTCGGTGTGGACCCCGAGGACTTGGGCGTGTCGACCACGTCGCGGACGTACTTCAACGCCGCCGACCGCCGGATGTCGAAGATCAACGAGACCTACGCGCCGTACATGTCCGCGATCACCCAACGCCTGTCGATGGGCGACGTCACCCGGCGCGGCTACGACGTCCGCTTCGACCTGACCGACTACCTCAAGCCCGACCCGGTCGCGCAGGTCGCCTACTGGAAGGGCCTGGAGGAAATGGGCGTGACGGACGCTGACGAGATCCGGGGCAAGGTGGGTCTGTCCGGGCCCGCACCGAAGCCGAAGGCCGCGCCGGTCGCACCGCCGCCGGCTGAGCAGGATCCCGCGGACGACCAGCCGGAGCAGGTCGACGCGGCCCGGCCGGCGGCCATGACCTTCGCCGACCAGAGTCCGGCCATGACGTTCGCCGGGTTCGAGTTCGCCGGCGGGGCCGAGCCGCCGAAGGTCGACGTCGAACGGCGCACGATCACCGGCCTGGCCGTGCCCTACAACAAGGTGGCCCGCAAGTACGGGCTGAAGTTCCGCTTCCTGCCCAGGTCGCTGGAGTACACCGACGTCTCCCGGATCAAGCACCTGAAGGACCACGTGACGCCGGTCGGCGTGCACGAGTCGGTGACGGAGACCAAGGCCGGCCCGATCGTGAAGCTGTCGGTACTCGACGGCCCGGAGGGAAGCCCGGCCAAGTTGGAGCGGGACCAGCTGCTCTACGACGCGGAGCACGGCCTATACGACGGCCTGTCCGTCGGCGTCGACTTCTCACTCGATCCCGAGGACGGCGACGTCGAGTGGAACGAGAAGGACCAGGTGTACGACGTGAAGCGCGCCAGCTGGCGTGAGACGTCGTCGACGCCGATGCCCGCATTCGACGATGCCCGCGTGACGAAGGTCGCGGCGAGCCGAGGGAACGGAGATCGATCCATGCCATGCACCCACTGCGGGCAGGTCCACGCGGAGGGCGTGGCGTGTCCGACCAACCCACCGGCTCCGGCCAACCAGCCGGAGGGCGTGGCCCTCAACCAAGACCAGCTGACGGCGCTGCTGGCGCGTCCGGGTGCGATCCAGGCGCTCGTTGCCGCGCAGCAGCCGCAGCGGCCGGAGCAGCCGGTAGCGCAGGGCGCGCTGACGCTGTCCGCCGAGCAGGTCGACGGGCTGATCCGCGCCGGCCAGCTGGGCGCGCTGCTCGGCGTGCCGCAGCTGACCCAGGCCGCGCAGCCGGAGCCGGAGCGTCGGCCGACCGTCGACCCGACCCGGCGGACCACGGTGACGGCCAGCGTTACCGAGTCGGTGCCGTACCGGTTCGACCGCGAAGGCAACCTCACCCGGGGCACGCACGACTTCTCCACCGACCTGGTCGCCGGGTCGCGGGGTGACGCAGCGGCGTTGGCGCGGGCGGAGGAGTTCATGCGGTCGCAGTTCGACGAGCAGATGTCGGCCCGGTTCGACACGGACAGGGCCGACGTTGCCGGGCTGAACCCGAACCGGCAGCGCCCGGACCTGTACGTCGATCAGCGGTCGTACAAGTACCCGATCTGGGAGGCGATCAACAAGGGAACGCTGCCCGACTCGACGCCGTTCGTACTGCCGAAGTTCGCCTCGGCGAGCGGCTTGGTCGGTGCCCACACCGAGGGCGTCGAGCCGACCGCTGGCACCTACACTGCGACGTCGCAGACCATCACCCCGACGGCCGTCTCGGGCATCGTGAACATCACCCGGGAGGCGTGGGAGCAGGGCGGCAACCCGCAGCTGTCCGGGATCGTCTGGCGGCAGATGACGAAGGCGTGGTTTGAGGCCCTCGAAGCCGCCGCGGTCGCCGTGCTCGACGCCGCGACCCCGACCGGCATCGCGCTGACCGCCGGCGGCGGCACGACCGGTCAGACCCTCGTCGCGGAGATGGAGGCGGCGATGGCTGCCCTCCAGTTCGTCCGGGGCGGCTTCTCGATGGACACCGGGTTCGCACAGATCGACCTCTACAAGGCGATGGTGGCGGCGAAGGACGACGACGGCCGCCCGCTGTACCCGGTGCTCGGCCCGGCGAACGCGAACGGGCAGTCCCAGTCGCGGTTCGGCGCGGTGGACGTGAGCGGGTCGCTGTTCTACCCGGCGTGGGCCCTCGCCGCGACGGGCTCGGTGGTCGCCAGCTCGTACCTGTTCGACCGCGAGGTGGTCTACGGCTGGGCGTCCGCCCCGCAACGGCTCCAGTTCGAGTACCGCGTCGGCTACGTCGACCTGGCGATCTGGGGCTACAAGGCCACCGCGATCACGGACATCACCGGCGTTCGCGAGATCACCTACGACCCGGTGCCGTAACCACCAGGAAGGGGGCCGCCGACATGGCGACCACGACCAGCAAGCAGACCGTCTCGCAGGCCAACGCACCGGCGGTTCCGGATGGACCCGCGCCGGCCTCTGGCGCGGAGCCGACTGAAGCCTCCGAGCTGGAGCGGCTCCGCGCGGAGAACGCCGACCTGCGCCGGCAGCTCGGCGCTGCTGGGCAGGCTGTCCCGCCGGCCAAGCCGAGCGAGCCGTCCTTCACCTTCTCCGAGGGCCAGCGTGACGAGCTGGAGCGGACCGGCCGGACCGTCAGCCCGTTCACCGGGCAGCGGTTCGTCGGCACCGGCATCGACGACGCCCGCAAGGCGACGGCGAAGGAGTTCATCGAGGCCAAGCCGCCGGCCAGGCCGACCGACAAGAAGTCCTGAGGAGACGCGGCCGTGTCCTGGAAGCCTGACTACCTCACCGCGGAGGACGCCGCGGCGTTCGTGCGTCTGCCTTCGGGCGCGCCGGACGAGGAGGAGTTGGCGACCTGGTGCACGGCCGCGTCCCGGGCGATCGACAAGCGGTGCAACCGGCAGTTCGGGAAGGTCGACGCGCCGGTCGCCCGCAGCTACCGCCAGGCGGCGGTGTACGACGTCGCCACCGGGCTGTGGCTGCTGGAGGTCGACGACGTCCAGGACGCCACCGGCCTGACTGTCGACGCGGTGCCGTACGCCGACAGTGGGGCGGTGCTGCTGCCCGACAACGCGGCGGCAGACGGGCGGCCCTGGGAGCGCCTGGGCTTCACCACCAACCCGACCCCATGCGGGTACGGCTCGGCCGCTCCTGTGGTCGTGGTGGCCCTCTGGGGCTGGACGGAGGTGCCGTCCCAGGTGGTCGGCGCCGTCAAGCTTCAGGTGTCCCGGTGGGCCGCCCGGCGCGACTCCCCGTACGGGGTTGCCGGCTCCCCGGCCGACGGGTCGGAACTGCGGCTGCTGGCCCGCCTCGACCCGGACGTGTCGACGACGCTGGCCGGGCTGTCCCGCCGGCGGCGGGTGGGCTGAGTCGTGAACCTGGACGCCGTTGCCGCCGAGCTGGGCCCGGCGCTCGCCACTATCGAGGGCCTGAAAGTGCCCGAGTGGGGCGTGCAGCGCATCCACCCGCCGGCCGCGGTCATCACCCTGCCGGACCGCATCGACTACGACGACACGTACGGCCGGGGCTCCGATCGCATCCCGGACCTGGCGGTGGTGGTGCTCGTGGCGCATCCGACGCAGCCGGAAGCCCGCCGGGCCATCGCCGCGTACACCGACGGCAGCGGCCCGAAGTCGGTCAAGGCTGCCGTCGAGGCGTACGCGTACACCAGCTGCGACAGCGTGCGGGTGGCGTGGGCTGAGTTCGACACCGTCGCGTACGCCGGGACGGACTACCTCGCGGCGATCTTCCATCTCGACATCACCGGAAAGGGCGCGTAGCGGCCATGGCTTTCGTTCACGGCAAGGACACCATCCTCACGGTCGCAACCAAGGACATCTCGCCGTACTGCAAGACGTCGAGCTACGAAGGCTCGGCGGACGTGCACGACGTCACCGGCTACGGCAAGCAGGCCCACGTCAAGGGCGGCGGGCTGCTCGACGGGAAGTTCACCTGCGGCGGCACGTACGACAACACGGTGTCGGTGGGCCCGCGTAACGCGCTCAAGTCGCTACTGGGAACCACGGTCGCGGTGGTCCGCAAGCCGGAGGGCACCGGCACCGGCAAGCCGCAGGACGCCTTCTCCGCCGTGATGTCCAAGTACGTGGAGACGAACCCCGTCGACGACATGATCACGTGGTCGGCCGAGTTCGAGATTTCCGACGTCGTCACCACGACCAGCCAGGCGTAGGAGAAGCCGTGGACAAGGCAACGCTGCTCAAGGGCTACCTGCCTGAGGCTGACGTCGAGCTCCCGTCGGGGCTCGGCACCGTACGCATACGCGGCCTCAGTCGCCAGGAGGCGGTCGCCGTCTCGAAGGTCGACGACCAGATCGCGATGGAACGCAAGGCCATCGCCTGCGGGCTGCTCGACCCGAAGATGACCGAGGCCGAGGTTGACCAGTGGTCTGAGGTGGCCGTGGCCGCCGACGTCCAGGCCGTCGCGCAGGCGATTTCCGAGCTGTCGAACATGGCGCCGAACTCGGGAAAAGGGCGTACCTCGCGCTCGAAGAGGACGGGGACCTCGAATTCGAGTTCTACCTAGCCGCGAAGCTCGGCCGGACCGTCGCTGAGCTGCGCGCGAGCGTCGGCAACGACGAGTACGTGATGTGGACCCGCTACTTCGCCCGCGTCGCGCAGCGCAAGGAGCTGGAGCTACTGAAGGCAGGAGGGTGACATGGGCGACGTAGGCAAGATCCAGGTGACCGGCCTGCGCGAGTTTCAGCGCCAGCTGAAGTCGATGGACGCTGGCCTACCGAAGCAGCTCCGGCTCGCCCTCAACGCGGCGTCGAAAGAGGTCATCGACTACGCCGACGCGCGGTTCCCGAAGCGCACCGGCCGGGCGGCGGCGTCGCTCAAGGCTCGGTCGAGCCAGCGGGAGGCCCGGGTGGCGCTCGGCGGTAAGCGCGCCCCGTACGCCCCGTGGCTGGACTTCGGCGGCGAGGGACGCAAGCGTGGCCGCCCGGCGAAGCGGGAGTTCATCAAGTCCGGCCGGTACGTCTACAAGGGCCTGGAGGTACGCCGGGAGCGGATCACCGAGATCATGTCGGAGGCGCTGACCCAGCTCGCCCGTGACGCAGGGCTGGAGGTCAGCTGATGGCCAACCAGGTCTTGCTCACGTTCGCCGGCGAGACGAAGTCGATCGAGGACTCGTTCAGCCGGGTCGGCGGCTCGGCCAAGAAGATGGGCGATGACGTCGCCGAGTCCTCCGACGGCTTCCGGAAGGCTGGCGAGGCGGCCGATGAGGTCGACACCAAGGCGATGGGCTTCCGCGACACCCTGACCGGTGTGCAGGACAGCATGGGCGGTCTGGCCGCCCTGTCCAAGGGCCCGTCGCTGGAGGGGTTCCTCCTGCTCGGCACGGGTATCGGTGACCTCGGGTCCGGCTTCTACAACTTCCTGATCCCCGCGCTGGAGAAAACCAAGATCGCGACGCTGGCCAAGGCGACCGCCGACGGGGTCGCGGCGGCCGGCGCCCGGGTGTGGGCCGCCGCGCAGTGGGTCATGAACGCGTCTCTGTGGGCGTCGCCGATCACGTGGATCGTCGTCGGCATCATCGCCCTGATCGCGGTCATCGTGCTGATCGCCACGAAGACCGACTGGTTCTCGAAGGCGTGGAACGCGTCATGGTCGTGGATCAAGAGCGCGGCATCGAACACGTGGGAGTTCATCAAGAAGATCCCGGGCTGGATCGGTACCGCGTTCGGGGCGGTCGCTGACGGGATCTCGGCGCCGTTCCGGCTCGCGTTCAACCTGGTGTCCAAGGCGTGGAACAACACGATCGGCAAGCTGTCGTGGTCGGTGCCCGGGTGGGTGCCCTTCATCGGCGGCAACACCATCTCGGTGCCGAACCTGCCCACGTTCCACGCCGGCGGGCGGGTGCCGGGCGCGCCTGGGCAGAACATCCTCGCGATGTTGCAGGCCGGCGAGACGGTCAACTCGGCGGCCGGCGGCGGCGCGCTGGCGATCGAGCTCCACTCCGACGGCTCGCGTCTCGCGGACCTGCTCGTGGAGATCCTGGCCGAGGCCATCGGACGCAAGGGCGGCGACGTCCAGCGGGTGTTGGGGCGGAACCGATGAGCCTGCCGTACGACATCGTGACCGAGCTGTTCCTTGGCTCGCTCGGCTGGGTCGACCTCACCGCGACCGGCGACGTCCGCCAGACCGTCGCCGACTCCGGCGGCGGGATCACCATCACGCGCACCGTCCCCGCCGACGGACAGTTCGCCGACCCGAGCACCGCTGACCTGGTCCTCAACAACGGTCACGGCTACTACTCGCCGCGCAACCCGCGCTCGCCGTACTACGGGCTGCTCAGCCGCAACACCCCGATCCGTACCGGGCTCCGGCTGTTCGCCGACGACTTCGCCCGCACCGCCTCGAACGGCTGGGCCAACGGCTGGAGCACCGCGGGCACCGCCGCCAACTTCGCCGTTGCCAGCGGCAAGGCGACGCACGCCCACCCGATCGTGAACAACCTCCAGATTTCTCGGCGGCCGACGGCCCTGCGCGACGTGGAGCAGGTGGTCTCTGTCTCGACGTCGGCGGCCGTCACCGGCGCTGCCCTGGTGACCGGACTCCAGGCCCGCTACCAGACGGGCGGTACCTACTACTGGCTGCGGGTCGAGTTCAACGCCGGCGCCTCAACCGTCACGCTGAAGATCAGCAAGGCTATCGCCGGCGTGCTGACGGACCTGGCCATACTCGGTCCGGTGCCCGGTCTCAGCTACACGGCCGGCCAGTTCCTACGGGCGCGCGGCGGCGTCGTCGGCGATCGGCTGTCGATCAGCGTGTGGAACCCGGCGACGTCGGTGGAGCCGGCCGACTGGATGCTCAGCGTCGTCGACACCTCCGTCCCCGATCCGGGGCTGCCCGGCCTGCAAACCTGGGTCGTCTCGGGGAACACCAACAGCCCCACCCTGGTCGCCTCGTTCGACAACTACGAGATCATCGACCGGCGCGCCTGGATGGAGGTCTCGCAGTTCCCGACCCGGTGGGCGCTGTCCGGCAAGGACGTGTGGGCGCCGATCCAGGCGGCCGGCATCCTCCAGCGACTCAGCCAGGGCGCCAAGCCGCTACGGTCCGCTCTCTACCGCGAGATCATGAAGTCCAGCCCGGCCGCCTACTGGCCGCTGGAGGACCCGGCCGACTCCCCGTCAGCGGGCACACCCATCGCGGGTGGCACGCCGATGGAGGTGTTCGGGTTCTCCCGCTTCACGGTCCCCGGCTCTGGTGGGGTACCCGAGCCGGCCGCCGGGCTGCCCGTGTTCGGCAGCGGCGACGGCATCCCCGGCTCCGCGCCGGTCATCGACCTGGCACAGGGCGGCGTCCTGCACGGTCTCGTGCCGGTCACCACGGGCAACGGCTGGCGGCTGGAGTTCGTGATGATCGGCCCCCGGGACAAGACCACGGCCCGGATCCCGATGCAGTGGAAGACCAACGGCACGTGGGCGCTGTGGCAGCTCCAGATCGACTCCGGCGGCGTCTCCGCGAACTTCGGGCCCGACGACGGCACCGGCACCGAACTCGGCTCGGCCAGCACCAGCTTTTCCGTCTTCGACGGCTTGGCGCACCACTACCGGATCGAGGCGATCCAGGTCAGCGGCGCCGTGTACGCGGAGATCGTGATCGACGGGACGTTCGTCGCCCAGTTCGACACCTTCATCAGCGGCATGGTGGGGAGCGCCGGCCGGGTCGTCGACGTCGTGGTCAACCCGCTGGAGGAGATCAACGGCGCTGAGTCGATGCCGATCCTCGGCCACGTCGCGGTCTGGAACCCGTACACCGCGACCGGCGTCGACACCGCCTCGGCCGCGTTCGGCCACCGTGGCGAACTGGCCGCCGACCGGTTCGAGCGGCTGTGCGGAGAGCGGGGCATCCCCGTCGCCGTCGTCCGCGACCCGGCCAACCCGCCCGACTCCGTGACCGCGATGGGCCCGCAGCGTCCGGCGAAGTTCCTGGATCTGCTGCGGGAGTGCGTCGACGTCGACCAGGGCGTCGCGTTCGAGGACCGCGGCCGGCTCGGCCTGGTCCTGCGCACCGGCCGGACCCTCTACAACCAGACCCCGGTCGCGCTGTCGTACGGCTCGCACATCCACCCGCCGTTCGCGCCGGTCGACGACGACCGGAACATCCGCAACGACGTCACCGTGACCAGGCCCGACGGCGGATCCGCGCAGGACGTGCAGGAGACCGGGCCGCTCAACGTCCAGGAGCCGGCCGACGATCCGCAGGGTGTGGGCCGCTACGACGTCGAGTACAAGGTGCCGGTCGCGACGAACACGCAGCTGCCCGATCAGGCCGGCTGGCGCCGCCACCTCGGCACCGTCGACGAGGCCCGCTACCCGCAGGCCACGATCAAGCTCCACGCGCCCGACTGGCTGGCCGATGAAGCCCTGACCTCCGAGGCGGTCGCGGTCGACACCGGCGACGTCGTGACGATCGACGACCTGCCCGACTGGCTGCCGCCCGGGCCAGCCGGAATCCTGGTCCTGGGCTCGGTCGAGAGCATCGACGCTTACGAGCGGTCGATCACCTGGAGCGCCGTCCCGTCGAGCCCGTACACCGTCGCCACCGTCGACGGGGACGAGCGGGTGCCGCTCGACGGGGCCACGCTCGCGGCGACCTTGGTCCCGGGCGACGCCACGATGTCGCTGGCGACCACCGCCGAGTCGGGCTTGTGGGTTACCGGGACGACCGTCACCAACCCCACCGACTTCCCGCTGCAATTCCGGGTCGGCGCGGACTGCGTCACCGTGTCCGGCATCTCCGGCACGTCCAGCCCACAGCCCGCGACCATCACCAGCGGCGTCACCCGATCGTGGGCCGCGGGCACCGAGGTCGACGTGTGGCTACCCACGATCGCCGCACCGTGAGGAGATGAGATGGTCGCAGTCTTCGCCGGCGGGATGAGGCTGACCGCCGCCCGGCTCAACGCCGCCACCCTGGCCGGTTCGGCATCCGTGTCGAGCGTGGAGACAGGCTCGTTCAGCACGAACTCAACGAGCTACACCACGACCGGCGGCAACGTCTGCGGCGTGACCTTCGTGGCGCCACCGTCCGGGGTTGTGGTGATCTTCTGGGAGTCGACGCTGTCGACGGTCAGCACCGGTGGGCTGATGTCGTTCGAGCTGCGGACCGGTTCGACGATCGGC